GAATTTAGATTAAATTAATATATTATTGTATATTATTATATATTAATGAGTAACTTAGATAGATATATTCCATATGAAGATGAAAATAAATTTATAACTCCAAATCAACTGCAAGCTATTGAGAGAGAAAGAATAAAAAAAGAAATATGGCTTCAGAACGCGTATTTAAATTATATTACTAAATATCATGGAGCTGAAGAAGAAATACCTACTGGATGGCCACTTGAAGGACCGTCTCCACAAGAACGTGAAGAATATTATCAATTGATTAGAAGAAATGAAAAAAGAAAGAATATACCAAAAGAAATAGCAGGAAAAGAAAGAAAAATTTATGAGAAATTTGTAGAAGATGCAGCTGGAGTAGGTAAAAAAAAGAAAAGAAAATCGCGTAAAGTAAAGAAACAAAAAAAAAGAAAAACAAGACGTGGTCGTGCTAAGTAAAAATTTAATATTTATTATTTTATAAATATTAAAATTATAACCATTGTGTTAAACATCTTATTCCTCCACTTTCTTCTAATAAATTATTGTATTTAATAGTGTATACTTTATAATCTAATAATGTAAGTAAAATTCTAAAAGGTTTAAATTCTGGCGTATCAGTAGTAATAATATTTTTATCGATAATTAATATATTAGTAGCAAGATTAGGTTCACAATTACATAAAATATCTTCAATAACTATTATAGTATAATTTTTTTTTAAATTATTAGGTAAACATTTTATATAAGTTTTTGAATAGAATATAATATTGTCTACTATAGTTAAACAACAATCTAAGTGTAAAGTATTATGATTTATTTTTATTATATTTTTATGAGGAAAAGTTTTTTTTAAATAATTATAGGCGGCAATATACCGATAAAAATATTATTTTTATCTTGTATTATATCACCTCCTTCAATTTTAATATTTTCAGGTAATTCAATATAATTTTTAAGATATTTAATAACCAATTTTTTTTCATTTTGTCTGTTTATTTTAAGTGTATCTGAATTAGTGTTATTACATAAAAAAATTTTATTATCTATTTTAAAAAATAAATCCCTCATCCATAAAACATTACATAAATTATTATTATCAATTTGAATTACTTTAATACCTAAATGTTTTAATATATTTTTTAAGTCATTTAATATTCTTTTTTTAACAAAAGTAGATGTTATAGTTTTTTTACTACAATTTTTATCTATATATGGATTACCTATAATGATAGACATTATATATTATAAATATTTTTGCGTGGTCGTAAATAAACTAAAAATTTAGCTTACTTTTATGTCTATACTATATATATAAATATGAAAACCAAAAGAAAAAAAAATAAAAAAGCAGGAATGATTAAAAATTTATCACGTAGACAGTTAACAGGAAAAACCACACCTTCTATGATAAAAGACTTTAAGTATTTAGAAGAGTTACGTGAACAACAACAAAAAAGAAATAATATAGCACTTAAAGTAATAGAATTTTATAAAAAAAATACAGATGATGGAAATACTGATGATTTAAATGATATAAAAGTTGCGCTGGTACGTCTAAGTGATAATCTAAATAAAGATTTAATTTTAGAAGAAGATAAACAAGATTTTAAAGATTTTAAATTAAAGTTAATAAAAAAAAGAAATGAATTAGAAAGCAGAAGTAGTGACAGAACTGGAAGAAGAGATATAACTAGAAGTAGAAGTAGAAGTAGAAGTAGAAGCAGAGGCAGAGGAAAAACAGTAAAAAGAAGAAAAACAAGAAATGGTCGTAAATAAACTAAGAATTTAGCTAAAAAATTTATATATTATATAATAATATATAAATGTCGTCTACAGCAGTATTTTTTCCTGGTATGAATCCACAAAAAAGAAAGCATCAAGTAAGAGAAGTTAGTCCAATGAGGGTTTCAGAAGATTTCATGTTAATAAATCCTGAATTATTTAAACATGAAGATTTAGAAAAATTAAAACAAGATAAACAAGAAACCGCAACGAGAAAAAGAAAAAGTAAAAGTAAAAGTAAAGGAAAAACAGTAAAAAAAAGAAAACCAAAAAAAAGAAGAAGAAAAACAAGAAATGGTCGTAAATAAACTAAGAATTTAGCTTACTTTTATGTCTATACTTATTCATAAAATTAAGAACAAGTTGCGCAAGAATTTAACCAATTTTGATGTTTTTTTGTTCTTATATGCCGAGCAGTTATACCTTTAGTATGTTTAGAACCACAACCACACTCTATAATCTCTCTTTTTTGAGCATTTTTTTCATCTTTTATTTCTTGCCAACGTTCATTTTTCTTTTTATTTGCTTCTGCTACTTTATCTGGATTATTTTCACGCCATTTTCTACATTTATCGTGGTCTTTTTGAGGGTCAGCCCAATACTCTTTTTTTCGTTTCTCTTTAATATCTTCTTTGTTTTCTTGATAATATGTTTTTTTATCATTACTTTCATCTTTTTTTGTTTTAAAAGCTCTTGATGAGTTTAATTCTGCTTTTAATTTTAATCTCCATTCTTCTTCTCGTGCTTCTACTTGTCTTTTATTAGAAATTGTTTCATCGCATTCTTCAATACATATCATTCTCCAATTATCCCAACCACCAAATTCTCTTATTTTTTGATAAATTTTGTAATTGTAAGCAGGATTATTTTCATTTATACTTCTATTTTTATGACATCTCTTTCTCTCTCTAAATGCTTTTGTAGAACCTACATAAATTTCATCACAATCATCACAACATAATTTATAAATAAAGTAATTTGACATAATATGATAAAAACTGACAATTTGTCTTTATATCAATTTTAAAAATAATATATTTATAAAAAATATATTATTTACATAAATGCTCTCATATTTTAACTCATCCGAGTTTAGGAAAGCCGACAAGATTCGCTCCAATACCGAAGCCAGCACCCGAGCGCGCGCTTGCACCCATTGAAGGAACAAAGGTATCAAGGATACTAAATGTAGCCGCCGCCATTAAAGCAATAATAGCGATTTCTTCAAATTTCAAGGCGCGTTTTTCTGGAGGAATGACGAATGCGACAATAGCAACCATTAAACCTTCTACTAAATATTTGATAGCTCTTTTTACTAATTCTCCCATGCCTGGATTCATTTTGTTTATAATAATAACCAAGAAAAAAATAATTAAATTAAATTTAATATAAATATTAATTTGTTAATAAAAAAATAACTTAAAATTAAAATTAAGTAAAAATTATATAATAATGTCTACGAAAAAAAAAAATGCTAAAGTAAAAGATAGTAAATCCGAAAATAATAATGATTCAAAATATGTAGATTTATTAGATGAAGATAAGCCAATAGCTGGACAAAAATATGTTTGTTTAAGTTTTGTTTCACCAGAAGATATTTTAAAAGATAAAAATTTATTTTATTTTGAAAAGTTTCTAAAACACTTTGATTTTAAGAAATCTATGGATAAATATACACAATTTCTAAATTTTATAAGTTATAAATATAACCTTGATTTTAATAAACTATCTAAAGATTTAGAAGAATTTATTATTGAAGAAAAAGATAAATTAGTCGAAACAACAATTGAAGATGATTATAAATCTTTTGTTGATAATAGTGAAAAAAATTTACAAGAACAATTTAGTGAATTATATAATTTTCAAACAAATACAAGAGGAATTAAAGTAAGAGGCTCTTTTGGTTCTCAAGAAGAAGCAGAAATGAAATGTAAAATGTTAAGAGAAGAAGACCCCAATCACGATGTTTATGTTGGACAAGTAGGTTTATGGATGCCATTTCACCCAGATGCTTATAAAACTGGTAAAGTTGAGTATCTTGAAAAAGAACTAAATGAATTAATGTCAAAAAAGAAAGAAAATGATGAAGTAAATAAAGATGAATTTAATAAACGTGTAAAAGAAGCAAAAAGAAAAGCAATTGAAGAAAATATTGCTAAAGCACAGAAAGAAGGTAATAAATTAATGCAAAGTATTGATGAAGATGGAAATCTTATAAATGCAGATAGAATGGATGTTCCAGGTAAGAATTTACTATTTGGTTCCGGAGAAAATGATGATGTATCTACAGCAGATTTACGTAAAGAATTATTTGATGGTGAGAATGTAGTATTTGATAAAAATAATGATCATGGAATTGGTGAAATTTTAGAACGAAGAAAAGAAGAAAAAAAATTGGAAACTAATACAAATGAAACAGAATCAGTAGTTACCCCTCAAAAAAATGACAATATAAATAATGTAGATTAATATTTATTACTAATAATATTTGTATCTATTTTTAATTCAATAAAATTTTTGCTTCTTATAAAAAAGAAAAATTGAAATAATTATTATATTTTTTATAATAATTATTTATATGAACAATGATATAAATAGAAATTATTGTGCTTTTGAAAATTGTAATCGTAAATTAA